CGATCTCGCCCGGCGCAACGCCTGGGCCGCCGCGGGCATCGAGGCCTTCGTGGCCAACGCCATCGGCACCGGCATCAAGCCGCAGAGCATGGTGACTGATGCGGCCGTGCGCGAAGCCATCCACGCGCTGTGGTGGGACTGGGTGGAGGAGGCCGACGCCGCAGGACTCACCGACTTCTACGGCCTGCAGGCGCTCGCCTGCCGCGCGATGCTCGAAGGCGGCGAGGCGCTGGTGCGCCTGCGCTGGCGCCGTCCCGAGGACGGTCTGCCGGTGGGTCTGCAGCTGCAGGTGCTCGAGCCCGAACACCTGCCGACGACGCTCAACCGCGACCTGCCTTCAGGCAACGTGATCCGCGCCGGCATCGAGTTTGACCGGCTCGGGCGGCGGGTGGCCTATCACCTCACCCGCTCGCACCCCGGGGACGGGAGTCTGGCGCCGATGTCCGGCACGGGCGGCATGGAGACCGTGCGCGTGCCGGCGGACGAGGTCATCCACCTGTTCCGCCCGCTGCGCCCGGGGCAGATCCGCGGCGAGCCCTGGCTTGCACGGGCGCTGGTGAAGCTGCACGAACTCGACCAGTACGACGACGCGGAACTGGTGCGCAAGAAGACCGCGGCGATGTTCGCCGGCTTCATCACGCGGCTCGCCCCCGAGGACACCCTGATGGGCGAAGGGCTGCCGGACGCGCAGGGCGCGGCGCTCGCCGGGCTGGAACCCGGCACCCTGCAGATCCTGGAGCCGGGCGAGGACATCAAGTTCTCGGCGCCGGCCGACGTGGGCTCGAGCTACGGCGAGTTCATGCGCCAGCAGTTCCGGGCGGTGGCCGCCGCCATGGGCATCACCTACGAGATGCTCACCGGTGATCTCACCCAGGTGAACTACTCCAGCATCCGCGCGGGATTGCTCGAGTTCCGCCGCCGCTGCGAGGCCATCCAGCACGGGGTGATCGTGCACCAGCTCTGTCGCCCGGTGTGGCGCGCCTGGATGGAGCAGGCCGTGCTCGAAGGGGCGCTGAGCCTGCCCGGCTACGCCCGCCGCCCTCGGACGTACCAGGCCGCCAAGTGGATCCCGCAGGGCTGGCAGTGGGTCGATCCCTTGAAGGAGTTCAACGCGCTCAAGCTCGCGATCCGCGCCGGGCTGATGAGCCGCTCGGAGGCGATCTCGGCCTACGGCTATGACGCCGAGGACATCGACCGCGAGATCGCGGCGGACAACGCGCGAGCGGACGACCTCGGGCTGGTCTTCGACTCGGATCCGCGGCACGACCAACCATTGAGGCCGGCGCCGACACCTGCGCCCGACACCGAACTTCAGGACTGACACCAATGCTGCCCCATCTCGCCTCCCGCCTGTTCGGGACGCCCTTGCTCGTCCAGCGCGCCAAGCTCGACCTGATCCTCGCGGTGCTCTCCGAGCGCCTCCATCTCACCGCGCCGGACGTCGAACTGGCGCCGCCGCTGCCGAGGGCCCCGAACCCTCCGGCGTTTCCGTCAAGCTCGGTCGCGGTCCTGCCGATCCACGGCACCCTGGTCAAGCGCACCCTGGGGCTGGAGGCGGCCTCGGGGCTGACGAGCTACGCCGACATCGGCGCGCAGCTGGAGGCGGCCCTTGGCGACCCTCTGGTTGCCGGCATCGTGCTCGACATCGATTCGCCCGGCGGCGAGACCGGCGGGTGCTTCGAGCTCGCACGCCGCGTGCGCGAGGCAGCGCGCATCAAGCCGGTCTGGGCGGTGGCCAACGACGCCGCCTTCTCCGCGGCTTACGCCATCGGTTGCGCCGCCGATCGGCTCTTCGTCACCGAGACCGGCGGCGTGGGCTCGATCGGCGTGATCGCGCTGCACGTCGACCAGTCGGTCAAGGACGCCCAAGACGGCTACCGCTACACCGCGATCACCGCGGGCGAGCGCAAGAACGACTACTCGCCGCACGAGCCGCTACACGATGCCGCCCGCGCGGCGCTGCAGGCCGAGGTGGACCGGCTCCACGCGCTCTTCGTCGCGCACGTGGCGGCGATGCGCGGCCTCGACGAGGACGCGGTGCGCGCGACCGAGGCCGCGCTCTTCTTCGGCCCGCAGGCCGTGGAGACGGGGCTGGCCGATGGCGTGGCGACGCTCGCCGCCGTGCTCGCCGAGTTCGACCGACATCTTGCGGCCACGCGGCGTCCGTCTTCCCCGCCGCGCCAAGCCCCGACCGGGAAGGCGACCGTTCTCCGAGGAAACACCACCATGACCGATACCCCGTCCGAAACGCTCGGCGTGGATGAGGCCGCCACCCTGATGGCCGAGGCCCGCCGCGAAGTGGCGCAGTCCGCGCAAGCGATCGCGGAACTGTGTCTGATCGCCGGCTGCCCCGAGCGCGCCGCCGAGTTCATCGCCGCCGGCCGCACCGAAGCCGAGGTGCGCCGCGCCCTGATCGAGGCGCGCGCCGCCCACAGCATGGAGTCGGCCGTGCGCTCGACCCACGTGCCCCAGGACTGGGCCGCCCCCGGCGCCGATCCGGCCGCCTCGCCCGTGGTCGCCGCCGTGAAGAAACTCGTGACCCGGGAGTGAACCATGCCCACGCTCACCCAAGCCCCCACCCTCGGCGACCTGCTGAAGTACGAGGCGCCGAATCTGTACTCGCGCGAGCAGGCGACCGTGGCCGCCGGGCAGAACCTGCCGCTCGGCGCCGTGGTCGGCCGCGAGACGGCCACCAGCAAGCTCAAGGCCCTCGACCCCGCCGCCGGCGACGGCAGCGATGTCGCCGTGGGCGTGCTCGCGCTGGCCGTGGATGCGACGCTGATCGACCGGGAGGACGCGATCCTGATCGCCCGCCACGCCATCGTCGCGCGAAACGCACTGGTCTGGCCCGCGGGGATCACCACCGCGCAGCAGCTCGCTGCGATCGCCCAGCTCGAAGCGCGCGGCATCGTGGTGCGCGACAGCGCCTGATCGAGTACTCATCGAGCCCCCTGTTCAGAACCCGCCGCTGGCGGGTTCTGTCGTTTGGAGACCCCCATGCTCAACCCCTTCGACTCCCCCGGCTTCTCGATGGCGAGCCTGACCGCCGCCATCAACCTGATCCCCAACCGCTACGGGCGGCTGGAAGCCTTGAACCTGTTTCCGGCCAAGCCCGTGCGCACGCGCCAGGTCGTCATCGAGGAGTACGCCGGGCGCCTGAACCTGCTGCCCACCCGGCCGCCCGGCTCGCCGGGCACGGTGGGCGAGCGCGGCCAGCGCTCCTTGCGTTCCTTCGTCATCCCGCACATCCCGCACGACGACGTGGTGCTGCCCGAGGAGGTCCAGGGCATCCGGGCCTTCGGCTCGGAGACGGAGATGGAGGCCGTCGCGGGCGTGCTGGCACGGCATCTGGAGACCATGCGCAACAAGCACGCGATCACCCTCGAACACCTGCGTATGGGCGCACTCAAGGGCCAGATCCTGGACGCCGACGGCAGCACGATCTACGACCTGTTCGACGAGTTCGATCTCCGGCCCACCACCATCGCCTTCGATCTGGCCAATGCCAACAGCGACGTCAAGGGCCACTGCTACGAGGTGCTGGCCCACATCGAGGAGAACCTGAAGGGCGAGTTCATGACCGGCGTGCACGTCCTCTGTTCGCCCGAGTTCTTCCGTCAGCTCACCGGCCACAAGTCGGTCAAGGAGGCCTATACCCAGTGGCAACAGGGCGCGATCCTGATCAACGACGTGCGCGCGGGCTTCGTCTTCGCCGGCATCACCTTCGAGGAGTACCGGGGCCAGGCGACCGATGCCAACGGCCACGCGCGCCGCTTCATCGCCGCGGGCGAGGCCCACGCCTTCCCGCTGGGCACGGTGGACACCTTCGCCACCTACTTCGCCCCGGCCGACTTCAACGAGACCGTGAACACCCTGGGCCAGCCGCTCTACGCGAAGCAAGAGCCGCGCAAGTTCGACCGCGGCACCGATCTGCACACCCAGAGCAACCCGCTGCCGATGTGCCACCGGCCCGGCGTGCTGGTGAAGCTGACGGCAGCGTGATGGCGCAGGTGACGGATCTCTACGAGGCCGCCGGCCGCGCCGGGCTGCTCACCGACGTCATGGTGGGTTCGCTCACGGTGCAGTGCGTCTTCAGCGCCCCGGATGAGCTGGCGCTCGACGGGCTCGCACTGAACCGCGACTACCACCTCGAGTACCCGAGCGCCTGGCTCACCCTCGCCGCCGGCGACACGGTGGAGATCGCGGGAAGCCCGTATCGGGTGCGCGAGGTCCGCCAGCTGCGCGACGGCTCTGAGATGCAGGCCAAGCTGACCCGGCTATGACGTCCTCCGTCCGCGAGCGCCTGGTCCGGGCGGTCGTGGCGCGTATCGGTCCCGCGATCGCACCGACGCCGCTGCATCGCCAGCCCACCGTGCCGCTCCCGCGCGAGGCGAGCCCCGCGCTCCTGCTGTTCATCGAAGGCGATCAGGTCCTCGCGCAGGCGAACGACCGGCTCGACCGCGCCCTGACGCTGAGGCTGGTCGCGCTCGCGCGCGAAGACGACGCCTTCGACGTGGCCGACGCGCTCATCGTCGCGGCGCACGGCGCGCTCATGGCCGAGCCGAGCCTCGGCGGGCTGGCCCTGGGCGTGCGCGAGATCGACTGCGAGTGGGACGCGGAGGACGCAGACAGCCAAGCCCTGGCCGTGCCCGCGCGTTACGAGATCCGCTACCGCACCCTGGCCTCCGACCTCACCCAAAAAGGATAGTCACCATGCACATCGAACTCATCGAACCGCACACCCACGCCGGCCGACTCCACGCCCCCGGCGAGATCCTCGATCTCGACGAGGCAGCGGCGGAATGGTTGATCGAGCGCGGGACCGCGCGGGGGCTGATCGAGCGCGGAGCCGCGCGGCCGGCCGACCCTCAACCCCAGACCCCGATCAAGACCCGTAAAGGAGACTGACCATGCCTTACTTTTCCGGACAGGGGCGCGTCTACATCGGCGCCCGCGACGCACTCGGCAACCCGCAGGGCCTGGCCTACGTGGGCAACGTGCCCGAACTCAAGGTCTCCCTCTCGGTGGAGACCCTGGAGCACCAGGAGTCGGTGAGCGGCCAGCGCCTCACCGACCTGCAGCTCATCAAGACCAAGAAGGGCGAGTTCGCCTGCACGCTGGAGGAGCTCATCACGACCAACCTGGCGCTCGCCCTCTACGGCGCCACCACCGCCCAGACCCCGGGCACGGTCACCGCCGAGGCGCTGCCGAACCCGGTCACTCCCGGCAGCCTCTACCTGCTCGCCAAGCAG